AAGCCGCAGCAGAACCTGTGGCAGTTAACTGGGTTGTAATCGTTACCGTTCCAGAAATACCTGTTCCAGTAATAACAGAACCATAAAGCAAGTTACCACTTGTAACGCTTGCTATAGTCAATGTTGTGCTAGATGAACCACCTGTACCGCCCACGGTTACAGATGCACCATAATTTGAACTGTTGATACCAGCATTAACGTAATAAGCGTTATTGTTGTATATCGCAAAGTCTGTAGATGCTATAGCACCAGAGCTTGTGTTTTGAATGTTAGAGTAAACATACCCGTTAAAGCTGGCTTGTGCCGAGTTAACAATGTTGGTATCTTGGTAGTTCAGAGTGCCGTAATTAATAGCACCAACTGTAGCGGGATTGGTAATCGACCCAGTAACTGTAACTGTTGTGGCAGTAATAGCACCGAATGTATTGAGTGAACTGATCTTGACAACATCGGTAGTGACTGTGTTGTAGTACACAATCGCAGACTCACCATTCGCAATCGTAACGCCTGTACCACCAGACTTCTTAACAGTGATTGAGTAGCCGCCAGTTGTATTATTAAGAACGTAGTAAGTCTTACTGTATGTGGGAACTAAAATATTTCTAGCGGCTGTCCGTGCGCCTGTGCAGTTAAGAACCGCATACTGAGCTGTGGTGCCAGTGATATTATTACCAGACGTAGAACCCGTTGTTTGGGTAAGTGTGACGTCTCCATCTGTGGTAATGTTATTGGTACCCGCAATGGCAATATCAATGTAGTCGGTTGTGCCGTAATTGATGTCATAGCCCCAGTTACCTGATTCGGTACCTGTGACTGGCTCTACGAGTTGTAGATTTGTTGAGTATCCTACTGACATTTAATTCTCCTAAACTGTCGTAATTTCTGTCCAACCAGGTGTTTCTGCATCAGCAACTTCCGCCCATCCTGGTGTTTGAGGGTCATTAATTGTCGTCCAACTGGGCGTTTGCGCTGTGTTAATGGTTGTCCAAGAAGCCGACTCTGGATCGTTAATCACCTGCCAAGATGCCGTCTCACTGTCGTCAATTAGATTCCACAGTAGTGTACCAAAAATTGAGTCAGTTGCAACTATAGTTTCAATGATTTTGACGAAGTAAATGCTTCCCGCAGGGCTTACCAAGTCTGTAACTGAGACGGTTTCTGTGAGCGTATTTTGAGCTGTTAACGTGGCCGACAGAGAATCCAACAAGGATATAGTCTCTAATACCACCAACAATGCTGTTACACCGCCAGCTACAGAATCCAAAGCCACCGCAGTTTCAGACACAAATAGCTGAGATGAACCCCCCGCAACGTAATTATCAGTGGCTGTCGCTGTCTCAGAATCTGTGACGTTATAAGTAGACCCTCCAAATGAGCTGTCTGTTACTGTAGCCGTCTCAGAGATAAAGCAAGCAAATGTTTGGGTAGTCGTGACTGAATCCGCAGGTACGATAAGTTCTGCTATCGGGCAAGCAAATGTCTGTGTTGTGCTGACCGAGTCCGTAGCCGTGGCTGTTTCTGATACCACCAAAGAGTAAATGGGCTGTGAAGACACCACATCCGTGACGGTGATCGTTTCGTTGACGGCGGGGTTAAATGCAACATAATCCGTGACAATATCTACCAATGTAGACGCTCCACCCCAAACGCCTTGACCCCAGCCAAGGAATCCCCAGCCCACCGCAAAACCTTCAATAATTTGCAGAGTAATTGTATTGCCTGCGTCAACTGTGTCTGTAACCGTGCTGACCTCATTGACAACAGCGCTTGTTAAATAGCTTGTAGCTATTGTGTCTGTAACAGTAATAGATTCTGAAACGGTATTGGTTGTAGAAAGAATAGAACTTAGTGAATCGGTTGCGGTCGCTGTCTCGGATACCGTGGAGTTATCAGATACAAAATCTGTAACAACATCCACCAAAGACGATTGACCGCCCCAAACGCCAAAGCCCCAAGTGTTACCACCCCAAGTTGAAAGAAATCCCTCATTAACCGTGACACTAGACGTGCCAGAAGGATATTGGGAATCCGTTACGGATGGCGTACTACCAAAAACACCAGACCCCCACGCAACAGCCCCCCATCCACCATTATTGGCGGTTTCAGCAACTGATGCGTTGTAGACAGCCATTATGCCGCAACAAGTTGCGCCTCATTGAACCATCTGGTTTGGGAGACACCGTTCTCATCTACCCATGTAATCATGTACTGGATATTGCCAGTAGCGTCCATCTGCATAGCTTCAACTGGGCCAGCAGGATCAACAGGTGCGGGTGTGACTTTAACGTTCTCACCAATAATGAATTTAGCGGCCATGATAATCCTTAGCAGTTAGCGGTATAAGTGACGTTCAATGTATCGCCCAACAACACAGAACGGTTTCCAGTCGTGAAGCTACCAGCAGAATATAAAGTTCCTGTAGTGCCAGACTTGGTGTTGCTTGTGGTTAAGAACGCACCTGCAATAGTGCCTGTAGCGTTAATACTAAATGCTGTAGCAGAGGTAGAAATAGTGCCAGTGCCAGCAGAGCCAGCCCCACCCCCAGAAGCGCTAGCGGAGCCAAAAGCAGCAGCAGGACGAGTCGATTGAGAATAGCCAACATTTTCTGTCCACCCCGAGTGAGAAGCCATCGTATCGGCAGCGTTATAAGTGGGGCTAGAAGCGCCATCCACTAAGCCAAGATACCAAGCCGCGGTATAAGAAGTACCTGCAAAATATTTGTTCAACAGGTCGGTTTTACCCACGTTGACCACTAGATTCTTAAACGTTTCTTCCCAGCGGATCGTGCCGTCAGCCGCCGTACAAGTGACTGTATAAGCGCCAACCACATTGGCATCTTCTAGTAGAAAGTTGCGTGTGGCTACAGCTACAGCAGAGCCTTCGGTGGGTTTAATATTTTCGGTTTGCATTATGCGATCCTTAAAATAGCGTTGGTGCTGTTAACAGCGGGGAATTGAATCGTGAAAGAATTAACACAAGTTTTGTCGCTGCCAAAATCAAGTATTGCCACAGAAGCATTGCTTTGACTTTGATTGTAAATCAGCGCACCACGACATGTAAATGCTGCTGGACTCCAAATTGCGTTGGCAAATGACCAATAAGCCACCGTACCATTTGCGGAGCCAGATGTTGGGGTTTGCGTAATCGTCAAGGGGATACCGCCTTGTGTATACCCATTACCAGTTGGAACTTCTCCAACTAAAGCTGTCGAATACTGTGTTGTTGCCGCATTAAGAGTAGCGGTAGAGTTGAACAACGCAATATAAAACGTATTGGGACTAGTAGGCCCAAAGTTGTGCAAACCTTGAGCCAGTTGAACTTTGAAACTGGTAGTAGCCGTTTGAACTAAGCTCATGTGACCGCCTGTCTAAATTGACCAGAACGGTACGCATCTTGACGCTCCATACCATCGCCAAGACGTTTAGCTAGAGCTAATGCTTCTGTATATCTTTTCTCATATAGCGCTACCATATCAGCTTCACCTTTCATAAAGGTATAAGCCTCAACAAGAGAGCCATACAAAAGCACGGTATCAAAGTTGTTGCCAAGCCAAGAAGTACCACTTGGGTTGTTAGTGGTATCTGATATTGACAAAGGATAATAGTAATAATGCAACTCAGCGTTATAAGTAGTGTCAGGATTAGGGCCAAGCATGAACGATAAATAGTTAGTAACTGTTCCGCTTGTAACGGTTGGGCCAAATAAAGCATAGTATTTTGGTGTCCCGTAAGAGGTTGGGTACGAATATGCTTCCCGAATAAAGTTAACATCTTTATTAAGAAGATATTGATAAGGCCCTTGAAAAGTTACCGTACCAGAAACAGTACCTGTATTTGGCACTGATAAGGTAATACTTGTTCCAGAAATATTAATTACATAGGAGTTAGCCGCAATACCAGTACCAGATGCTTGTTGCCCAATAGCAATACCAGAATTACTAGTTACAGTAATAATAAGCGTACCAGATGTGCCTGTAGCGGTAGTAGAAGCTGTTGTGTATACCGCCAATGAATACGTGGCTAGAAAATCACTTGGGCAAGATAGGTATTGATTGTTGACTGTAATGGATCCCGTTACATTTTTGCGCAATGACGGGAATTGAATTGTGTTATAGATGCGTTGTTCAGCTTGTTCAACGAACGTAGGAATATCGTTTACGAAAGTAGTTTCGTAATTCTGTGTGTAATCCTGTATCAGTTGTTTAAGCTGAGTGTAATTCATGCCATTGGGCCTCTTGCCATTACGCCTTTAGTGGCTGCACCTGTACCACGAATCTTAATACCATCCGTCTCAACACGATCATCCATCGTAATAGACACACCCATCAAAGGAACCCAGTTCTTTTTCTTTTCGAACTCAGGCGCTGTACCAGCATCTGCAATGTTTACAGATCTACCTTTCATGTCATGAGGTGCTGCATATTCATCAGCAGGGCGATTATCTCGATTAGCGCCACGTTGAATAGCAGGGCTATCTTTTTTAGTTGGTTTCATTATTTGCTCCCAGGTTTTTGATTATGGGCACGGGCTAAATTGCGGCCTACTGCACGCATATCTTTACCTGTTGGGCCACCCTGTTTCATTTTGTGAACCTTGCCGCCCTTTTTGAGGTTGGATAGGTTGGTGTGTTTGCCGGGATGTTCCTGTTTATCGTGCATAGAAAAAGCCTTCTTAATCAGCTTTTTGTCCTCTTTGATATCATCGTGCTTCATTCTAAACTCCTACGTTGTAACTATTGTAACTGTACCAACTTGTACTTGCAAAATCAAATCATTTTCAGTTAAAGCCGTATCAAATAATCTTGCCCCGCCGACAGGATTCCAGCCCCACTGAAATACTCTGCTACCTTCGCCAATTGACCCTGTTGCAGTAACTCCTGATTGGGTATAACTTAAATCTGGCCTAGGTTGCATAACCGCTTGTGGATCATCAATTGGATACATACCCAATTGCAATTGGGGCTGATCTGGATCCCAACATTCAGGACATACCTTTAATTGATAGATTTTGGTCTTAATGATCTCCATCTTCAATTGTTTGAGCATGTACCTTTGCCCACAACGATCACACTCGGCAATCGAGTTTTTACCCGATGCGAACCTATTCGCCATTAAATCCCACCCCCAATGTACATATGTCTAGGTACAAATCGAATAGCGGATTTATCATGATCTTCTTGGGCGGCTAATGTCCAAGCTTCATCATATTGTTGTTTTAGGACAGGTAATCTGTCCATTGCATTTGGTAGTTTTAATGCCATGTAATAGGCTAATCCAGCTACCATGCAAGTAATAAATCTGAATGGTATGTCCATAACATTTACACCGCCCCCAGCATCTTGCATACGGCGCATACGCCAGTAAACAAATTGATAGGTAGTAGACCCGTCAGGTGTTGGCCAAACGGTTATACAAGGCTTTTGGGAAAGAGTTATAGGGGAGGCTATGTTATGGGATGCTGCAGTGGTATTCCGTTGCCCACGGTTGCAATTTAGCAAATAAGCGGGGTTACCATTAGCAGCTACTTGAACTTCATTGAACCCAATTAGCTCTGAATCAATTGTAATAAACCCAGCATTTGGTATACCAACAAGTGAAGTTACTGGGATTGTAGTATCTGTTGCGCCAATAGCTGCATACAAATAACTACCTGTTAAGGAATCTTGGGCTGTTAATCTTTGAACCCAAACTTGAATTGGCCTTGCTTGGGTTAATTTGTTTGGAATAGTCGCATAGGTAGAAACACTAATACGAGTAATAGTTAGATCGGATTGGTTACTTACGGAGTTAGCATTTGTGCGAACCACATGCTCAAGCAAATCAACCGTATCGTCTGGCAATGCATAGGTATTCTGACCTTGAACAAGAGGAATATAGTCTTGCTCAAATGTCCACATATTAATGCCACGATTAGCCCAATCAGCAAACAACAAATTTAAAGACCGTCTAGCAGTCTTTATGTTGTATCCTGATCTAGATTCTGAACCGCAGCGCTCATACGCCTCCTCGACTATTTCGGTGAGGTCTAGATTGAACCCTGAAACTCCAGATGTCTGTGCCATTATCTAAACCCTGCGGTTTTCTTTGCAATTGTTTTTGGCTGGGCAACAAACTGTTTGCCAGCCGCTTTACCTTTACGCTTTGCTTTTGTCGTTGCAGCATATTCTGCTGGAGTCAACGACTTGATTGCTTTCTCAGGAAGATACCGCTCACCAGTCTTACTCGATGGTTTTCCACTTTTGGTGCGCCATTTTTGATCACCCCAATCTTTTAAAGATTGTTGCGGGTTTTTCATTTATAGCCCCCACCTTTAGCCTTATAAGATTTAGCCAGCAGTTGTGCTTTACGAGCAGACCATTGACCAGCTCCTGTGCCTTGCACGGCTCTAGACTTGATGGACTCAAACAAAGACTTGCGCATACCGGGTTTGGTGTACGCATTTGCTTCATTTACTTTTGACTTGACCTTGCCGCCTTTTTTGTACATGGCGACATCATTCGGATTATCTTTTCGTTTGATAATCTTTTTACCCGGCATCTTAGACGGGTTGATGTCGCCCATACCACGGCTGGACATCATTTCATATGCCCTTTAGTGTGACCACGCTCGCAGCAACCATCTGCTCTTGAAGAGGCAGAACTTTTAGCAACGCCGCCTTTAGCCATAGATTTACGGTACATAACGGCAGCATCACCGCCAGTTTCGGAACCATAGAATCCATTTTTCTTCCAGTTAGCGGGTTGTTTACGATCCAAGCCTTGTTGTTTATTAAGGTAATCACGCAAACTTAAACCAGAAGCAGCTAGCTGTTCTTTGGTAACAATTGGGGCTTTCTTTTTAACAGGAGCAGCTTCCATTTTTTGTGGAGCTTCATCTGTTACATTGCGTTGTTCCGTATCGTGCATATACGATTCGTTGTCAACGTCACCGCCTTCCTCGTATCGTTTGGCTTTTTTATGCTTTGCCATGATAGTTTCCTTATTTGGATTCTTGATGCTTGTGCAAATGTTCTACGATTTCATGGTGCTTGTGGTGTCCAGCAGCATGTTTACCATAGTGATGGTGGTGATGAACATGTCCGCCTGCATGATGTTCTTTCATGTGGTGAACGTGATGTTTATGCTCATGGGGATGCTCATGTCCAGCGGGATGAATATGCTTTTCGTGCTCTGGGTGTTTCATGACTAACTCCTTATTTCTTATGACGAGCCATACCACCACGTTTCATGGCTGGGCCTTTGACGTTATATAAACCGCCATTACCAATGTCGTTACCCTTCATTTTGGGCATCATGGCTTTGGTATGACCACGCTCTTGAACACTATGTTCGCCATGCTTTTTAATTCCGCCTTCTTTGACAGAACCCATCTTAGCTGTGGTCATGCCACGTTTTTCTTCAACGCCATGTTTGCCAGTAAGACCGCCAGAAGCCATCTTTTTAATATGGCCGCCATGCTTAATACCGCCTCCTGTTGGCTTACCTGTTTTTGGTTCTTTTGGCACAGGAATCAAATTCTCGGCCATACCACCCATCGCCATTTTTAAATGATGATGAGCCATCTTCATATGATGTGCGTGTTTATCGTGTGCCATATCTCCACCTCTTGAAAAATGTTTGCCTTTATCGGCGTTGCTAAAATCTTGTCCCACTTTTTGTGGAACCCCTACCTTCTTTGCAAACGCCTTGTTATGGGCAATTGCTTCCATAAAGTTGTGCTGTTTCTTGCTGGTACTTGGCATATTAAACCATCTTTCCCTTAGTCAGTCCACGAATTGCGCATCCATCAGCACAATTCCAAGCCCGTAGGCTTTTGTTAATCCGACTGTTTGGATCGTTTGCTGTCTTTGATGAGGTCAACTTTTTCTTCATCCCCGACATTCGTGCGCAAAAAGACTTCTTCCTTGATCCGCCCTCGGGTTGGGGAGGCTTTAAATTCATCCCCTCCTTCTTTGCGGATGCCCGACCCTTGGCGTTTAAGCCTCCGTTCGGATTCTTCCCTTCTTTGCGTTGCCATGCTGGAGACTTTGCCATGATTAACCATTCAAAATCAAATAGCCCTCTTGCGAAACCGTTAAGGCCGCAGTACCGGTACTGGCTTTTGCTTGCAATTGGATGTCCGTTTTTTCCGCCACAGCTCTGGGCATGACCCGTTGCG